GTAAATTTGGTTGGGGAAGTTCACAAGGGTCAAGTATTTATTTAAGAGGTAGTACCTCAGAATCTCAAACAAGTTTTCAATTTATGAAATTAGGTGACACATGATTAATCCTTGTCCTGATTGTGGTGCTACAACAAAAGCAGATTGTAAGTGTCCTAATGATAACTGTGAGAGCTGTTCTTGTTAGATGAAAACATTATTTATTTTACTTATAGCAATAACATTTGTTGCTGTTTCAACTGATATTAAAAGTGCAGACAATACAGTATCGTCAACTGTTGTAACTAACTCTACACCACCAACTGCTAACGCTCCAAGTGTTGTTGTAAACAATTCTAATATTTGTAAAACTGCTGTAGCTTCTGCTGTGCAGACACAAATACTCGGCATTAGTTCTGGCATTACAATAAGAGATGAAAATTGTGAATTAATATTGCTTTCAACTAAGCTCTGGCAATTTCAGATGAAAATCGGTGCGGTAACTTTATTATCAAGTGATCCTAGAGTGTTTGATGCTCTTTGGCATTCTGGCACATATGCACCTGTAAATATAAATGGTGAGTCTAAGATTGGTAACGATGCAAGAGACGTATGGTTAGATAATGTTCATTTAATGCCAGAAGGTAGTTTGGTTAAGGCAAGACTTCAAGAAGAACAAATACAACAAACAGTAACAATTAGAGAAAACAATGATGATCTGGAGAAATTTTTATTTATGGCTATGGCTATGTATATCGGTCTCCCTATCTTATTCTAGCAAAGCTGTTGACTGTTCTACTGATACAATCGGTTTATGTACGCCAACAATAGAAGAAATAATTGATGAAGTTATTACAGAAACTATTGAGTTTGAAAATGGCGGTATAAAAACAACAACTGTAACGGAAACAACAACAACTACAACGACTGTAACGAACGAAAGTTCTGGTAATATTTTAGACAGCAACAATGGTTACGTATCTCCTAGCAAAGATTCTAATATGAATTATGATTGGGGTGGGGAAGGATCTGCATCTATGCGATCTGGCTCTTATTGTAATCAATTAGGTACTGATACTTGTGCAGAAATAACAGATGCACGCAGTAGAGAGTCGGCAATGGGAGTTCCAAACATGGGAACAACCTTTATACAAACAGTCGATATTTCAGAGTTAAATATTAAATATGGTGGAGAAGCTAAATACTCTATTCATGTTGATAAACAAGATGCTCAAGACTCGGTGTATATGCATATTACAGGTCGTAATGGTAATACCGAAGTTTTTTCTGGCACAGATGTTTTAAGTGCAAGTGGCACAAGTAGTGGTTTTCAGATTTATGAAAACAGTTTTGATTTTGGTGGTAACTTAACAACAATAATTGTTGAAGTAGGTGGCAGAGATATTGGGGTATCAGTCGGAGTTTTATTTGACGATGTTTCAATTGATGTATTGTATAATGTGATTAGCACAATAGTAACACAGTCAATCACATCTGTTGAAATGTTTATTGCCTTAAATATTGATGCACCAGAAGATATTATCGATGTTGTTGAAGATGTTTTTGAGTCTAATGATGTTGTAGAGACGAATGATGGTTTTGTCTTAGAGCCAATAGGAACAGAAGAGCCAACGTACGAAACTGTAGAATTAGAAATAGAAGAAATAGAAATAGCAGAGATTGAGATTGCCGAACTAGAAATAGAAACAGAGATTAAAACAGAAATAGAAATTAATGAGGTTGAAGAAACAGTTGATGAAATAGAAACTGTAGAAGAGCCTGTTGAAGAAGTAGAAGAGGTAGTGGAAGCTCCAGTTGAAGAAACAACAGAGGATGTAGAAGAGGTTACAGAGGTAAAGGAAGAACAAAAAGAAGAGCCTAAACCAGAGCCTAAAGAAACTAAAAAAGAAACCTCCAAAGAAAAAGCTGTTAAAAAAATTATGAAAAAGATTGATGACAAGCAACGCTACGACTCAACCAACCAATTAAAAACATTAATTGTTATGCAGGTTTTAGGTAACACGAAAAATTTCTTTGACGGACAAAAACAATTAAATGAACGTCAAGGTTTTTTCTCCAACGCTACTTTGCCTAGCAGTGAATTAATAGAAAATACCATTGCAAGTTATTATTTATTTGCAGGAAGCGAAGGATTAATGAATGATTTAATAGATAGCCAATGGCAGATGGGTTTGGAGTAGCAATGGCAGAACTTGAATTTGCAGGTGCTAAGTTTCGTGGTGGAAAAATATTTGTTATTCTCACAGCCTTAACTACTCTTGGTGGTAGTCTATGGGGTGGCTTTGAATTTTACAAAGATTACCTAGACATGAAAGATCAAATACAAAACTACACAGCACCAGATCTTAGTGGTTTTGATAAACGATTAGATTTAATTCAACAAGAAACAGAAATGATTACGCAAGAAATGAGTATGATTATTCAAGAGGTGCAATTAGTTTCTGATGTAGCAAATGAATTAAAGAATGATTTACGACAAGACATAAGACGCATTGAGAAGATTGTTAATGATGTAGAGCAACAAGTTAAAGAAGATAGCAGAGATAATGCAAAAGATATTAAACAAGCAATTGATGAGATCAAAGACGATATGCAATCGTTGGAAGATAAAACAGAAAAGAGCATTAAGAGAGCATTAGATAATCCTTTATCTAAAATGAAATGAGGTAGAAATGACTAAGACTAACCCAAGTACAAATAAAGATATGATTAATAAATTAGATAAAGAGATCGCATTAATTAAAAAAGATATAATGGTTATTAAAGAAAATCATCTTTATCACATAGAAAAATCTATGAAATATTCAAATGATTATTTGGAGTGTTGGCTTTGCTGTATTTACTAATTTAATTTTATTAATAAGAAATTTATTGATTTGAATAAAAAGCACCAGAAGGGATCTGCTTCTGAATTTGGTGCAATGAAATACTTAACCGAAAAAGGGTATTATATATTTATGCGAGGTAGTGTTACCTCACCCATAGATATTGTTGCAATCGATCCAATCACAGCAGAAATTATTTTAATAGATGTTAAGACTGTTTCCTTGCGATTGACAGGCAGACAAAAAGGTCAACGCATTAATAGAAAGCTTAATGCAGAACAAAAAAAACTAGGCGTAAAAATATTATATCATTATGGCAATAACAAATTTAAATTTTATTGATAATCTAAAAAAAAGAATAATGAATCACGAAGGGTTTCGATTAAAACCTTATCATCTTAGTTATGGTAATGTGACTGAGTCTTTTGCTACAGGCGGCTATGGACATCGCATTTTACCAGACGAAGAAATTCCAACAACAGAAGAAGGTTGGAGAAAAGTATTTGATGCAGACTTTAATATTGCATTCGAGGGTGCAACTCGAATATGCCAAGATATGAATTTGCCAGATGAAAAGTTTGGCGTCTTTGTGGAACTGGCTTATCAAATTGGAGTCAATGGCTTATCAAAATTCCGTAAGACTTTGCAACACGCAAAAGATCAGAATTGGGATTTATGTGCAAACGAGCTTTTAGACTCTAAGCTTCATAAACAAACTCCGCATCGATTAGAATATTTAGCGGATGTTATGAGAGGAAAAAACAATGAATAGAATAATAGAATTTTGGAATGGCTTGAAAAGAACAGTTAAAATATTTTTATCTGGTGTAGCCATTATTTTAATTTTTGTCTTAGTTAATAATTTAATTAGCTAGATATAAGAGATTGATAAAATAAAAATTTATCTTTAATACTTAATCGTTCTTTTTAGAATAAACAGGGGGATACTCCCCCCTGTTATAATCAATAAAAGCAATATGACTTTGGGTGAAGTAATCAGCTACTCTGATTTAATGTTTAGTTTTCTTTTTAATGCTCCGACATATTGTGCGGCTTGAGATCCTCGACCATGTTTTGTGTCATAATCGTTAGCACTTAATAAGCTACACAAATAATGAAGCATTGAAAGATTATTTATTCCGTACATATAATCAAGAATATGTCCATTATCGGCATAAATTATTCCAGTATGACCTTCTGAATATCTTGATTTATGTTTAGTTATCATTGGAATTACAATATCTTCTGGTAATTCTAAATCAACTAGGTAATGTTTAGCATAGTAAATACCATGACCATCGCATTCTAGTTTAGAAAAGTTTTTCTTTAAAGATTTAAAAACAATTTCTTTCAACTCTTTGTTTCTTTCTTCTTCAAAGTATTTTCTATACTCTTTGACGTTCATAATTTTTTTCGTATCTCCAAATTTATTTGGATTATAAACAGTTATTTTCATAACAACTCCTTTTTAGAATTTATCAAAGTCATATTCACTTTTTAAAGAAGAGTATCTACTTATGACTTATGAAGTCATTTTTAATACAAAACCATTTTAACATTTTTTGAAAAAAATTTCTTACGACCAAAATTTTTGGGAATCAAAATCTGCGAAAAATTTTTTTTTATCGCAGAATAAAATGCGACATCATTGCAAAAAAAGATGAAATTAGTTTTTTTTTGCGTTTGTTTTTGTTGCTCGCAACACCGCAGTTTACTTAGGGTGATTTTTTTTGTCCACAGGATTTTCTGCGAAAAATTGAAAGGTAAAATTTTATGATAACAAAACTTTTAGGACTCGGAGGAGGAGTAAAAGAGCCTGTTGAAGCTGTTGGATCTGTTCTCGACTCTTTGTTTACAAGTAAAGAAGAAGAATTAAATTTAGAGATTGTAAAAGAGAGATTGGCTCAAAAGCCTGCAATGATCCAAGCAGAGATAAGTAAGGTACAGGCGTCTCACAGATCAATGTTTGTTGCAGGTGCTAGACCATTTTTGCTTTGGGTATGTGGTCTTGGTTTTGCTTACTCTTTTTTGATAGCACCAACACTAGAATTTTTTTTACCAGATATGAGCAGAATAAATATTCCAACTGACATTATGCTAGAGCTTACTCTTGCAATGCTCGGTTTGTCCAGTCTCCGCACAGTAGAAAAATTAGCTAATAAAAGTAAATGAGAAAAGAACATAAAAGTAAGACTGGCGGACTAACTAAAGCAGGCAGAGATTACTTTAAAAAAAAAGAAGGCTTAAATCTTAAAGCACCTGTTAAGTCTGGTGACAATCCAAGACGAGCAAGTTTCTTAGCAAGAATGGGAAACATGAGTGGTGCAGAATACAAAGACGGAAAACCAACACGCTTATTATTATCACTTAGAAAATGGGGAGCAAGTTCAAAAGCAGATGCCAGAAAAAAATCAAAGGCTATCTCCAAGCGAAATAAAACAAAGAAAAAGAGCGGATAAATATTTTGATTTGTTTGGGATAGAAAAACCAAAAGATCTTTCACCTCCAGAGAAACTAATGGCTATTAAAAAGAAGAAGAGAATGTGCAAGGATTGTGATCCTGTTGATCTCATTCTTTGTATTAATGGTGATTGGATGTGTTGGGGATGCAAGCACAACACAATGAATTTAACTAAGCAAGAGGATGATTGGATATGAGTAAACCTGTATGGGAGAAACCTAGACCGAAGAAGCTAGGTAAAAAAAAGAAATTAAAAGGTAAAAAGGGATACAGTTCTGCAAAGAAGAAGGCAGATAAACGCTTCGGAAAAAGCACAAGTCTGGTGAAGAATATGTATATTTCAAAACAAATGAAGAAGGGATAAATATGCCAAATTATAAAGGTAAGTCATATAGTTATGACAAAAAAGGAATGGCTAAACTTAAAGCCGATAAGAAAAAAGACAAAAAGAAGAAGTCTAAAAAGAAGAAATAATGTTTAAAATGATTGCTGTTTTATGCTTCTTGCACATCAATCCTACACAACATTTTTGCCTAGCCAATGCAGATGTACGAGGTATTTATGATAGTTTTGAGGAGTGTAATACAGCAATTGATAAGTTGGTTTTATCAATAGACCAACCCATGAAACAACGTCTGGTAGCAATCCAATTCTCCTGCATTGAAAATACTTTAATTAATTTATAATTTCATATAGTAGCTTTCCTGTATTAAGGAGAGTTGGCAGAGCGGTTGAATGCACCAGTCTTGAAAACTGGCATAGATGCAAGTCTATCGAGAGTTCGAATCTCTCACTCTCCGCCATCAAAAAAAAATTTTCCAAAAAAATATTTTACACGACAATCGCTGAATTTACACGACACTTACACGACAGGGTTGTTTTTATTGGTATTCAAGGGATAAAATCGGTTTTCAAGACCGATTTCCACATAGTGTGGAAAACAAAAAATCAAGGAATACCGCCAAAAACATGGTTTCTACATAGTAACTAAAAGCAATAAATATGCAATTTTTACACGACATTTACACGACAAACTGATATAAATTCCGTCATAATACTTGGAATAAAAATTAATTTATTTCGTTTTCTTAGGAGTATATATGAAAACACATAGAGTAAATGTTCGAGGTGAAAAGAAGTATTGTGTTGTGATTAACACAGGTGAGTTTCACCCTAACGGAAGAGCTAAAGAAAAAAAGTTTTATCACACTAGAAAAAATGTAGCGATTGATAAAGCTAATGAATTTTTAATTAATTTACCAAATCATAAACAAACTGCTTCTACTGTTAAAAGCGGTTTGACTATTAATCATGTTTACCGCAAATTAGAGGATGACTGGGAAACGAGAATTGCTATGCGTCAAGCAGATCCTTTAGATAATGAAGGCATAGAGCAAAGTTCGGTTGATCGTTTAAAGGATAATAAAAAAGCTTTATTTACTATTCTTGGTAATGGTGATCATAAAGCAGGTGAAACATTTGTTTTAAAAAATATTACCCATGAATGGTATGACCAATTTCTTAAAGATATGTTTAGAGTACATCATTACACTAAATCTAAAGCTAAAAGAGTTCGTGCCATTTTAAATAATCTTTTAGAAAAAGCAGAGGAGTTAAATTGGTTTGACTCTCCACATCATAAGTTTGCTAAAAAGGTTACTAAGTATAAACCTCGTAATCAAAAAAGAGCAATGACTGACAAAGAAGCTTTATCGCTTATTGAAGAATTACAATATAATTTTTTATATGGTCATCGTTCAAATCAACATGGTCGTAGCCATGCAGAAACAGGTGTTACAGAAAGTGCTTTCTTAATGATGTTGCAATACCCAACAGGGATGCGATGGGGTGAGTCTGCGGCTTTAAATGTAGAGGATTTTGATTGGGATAATTATACCTTAACAATTAATAAATCTCGTGATTACAGAACACGAGTTGTTTCTATGACAAAAGCAGGCAAGCTTCGTCAAGAAGATGCAGATGAAGGTGCAAGAATTGTACCTATTGCTCCAAAGGTAATGAAGGCTTTTACTAAATATATAAAAGCAAAAAATATTACGTCTGGTGAATTATTTACTGTATCGTATGAAAGCACATTAGAGTTATTACAAAAGACTTGTGCTAAAGTTGGTATACCTGCCGAGATCGTAGATACAAAAATATTTAGACGTTACATTATTTCTAAGTGGCAGAAGCTAGGAGTTGACTCTAAAACCATTGCATTGCGTGTTGGACACAATGATACAGTTACACAAAATGGATATGGTACTTTTGGAGATACTAATGCATTGAAAGATGTAAAAATGCTTCAAACTGCAATCTACAATTAACTTATCTTTATGGGGGGTGTAATCACTCACCCCCTATGCTTAAACCCTCTCTAGACGCAAATTAGAGACAAAAAATTCAATTACATTGATGTAAATTGTGTAATTTCTTAAAATATCTAATTAATGTATCTGCTTGCACAGTTCTTATCTCTTCTTCCACAGGTGCAAGTTTCTTCACCCTAAAAGTTTTCATTTCATTAGTATAAAAAATTAATATGGCAGGCAGGTTAGATCGTTTTGCTAATTTTTTTATTGCAGTACAATTTTTATACGTTTGACCTTTATCGTAAGCGTGTTCAATTAATAACAAAGGCTCATAGCAACTACCTTTATTGCAAACCTCCATTAAATCAACGTCAACTGCTCCCAAGCCATCAATCGTTCGATGCCACTCGTTAAATGGTGATCCTTGTTGGTAGTAGGTGTATCTAGGCATTAAGATAACTTATTACTTTTTTTATAACAGTTAGATCGTCATTAAGTAGTCCAATTGCTGTATTACAATTTGGACAAAGAACACCTCTTACTTGACCAGATTTGTGACAGTGATCGATTGCTAATCCTTTAACAAAATCTTTTTCATTTCTTCCACAACATTGACAGTTTTTAATTGCGTTTAATTCATCATATTTTTCTGCTGTAATTTTATAAGTAGTCATCATTCTTCTTTTTCTGACTAATTCAGGAAACTTATGATAAAATTCTTTTCTTTCTTTACTTATCTTTTCTTTGTTTTGTTGATAACGAATACGATCTTTAATTTTTTTATCTTCAACATTTTTTAGTCTATATTCTTTTTGTTTTTTTAAGTATCTTTCATGCTTTTCTGGATGTTTTTTCCATAGTCTTTGTCTTGATAATTTTGTTTGTTTATTTTCACATAAACGACAATCATTTCGTAAATATTCATGGAATCTAAATTCTGTATGAGGATATTCTTTCTTACAAGTTTTGCAAATTTTCATTAATCATCTGAAATATCTCCATTAATAATGTGCATTCTTTTTTTTAAATTTGTATTTTCTTGTCGTAATTTAAAATTAGTTTCATAAGACTTCTCCAATCTTTCTATTGCAAAGTCTCTCTCCGTTTTTAATTTTTCTAATTCTTTTTCAAGATCCGTTTTCAGTACCATCTTTTTTTTGTATCATGTTAATTAACATTAAAATTATGTTGCGTAGTTCACTAGACGTTAATAAATCTAGAGCTGCAAATTCATAAATTTTTTCTAAATCTTTTGAGTTAAATGTTTTACCTTCTATTATTTTATTTTTTAATTTGTTGTCCATAACAGTTAAGGTAGTTTTCATTGATGCAGTTTACCTTCGTCAGTTGGTTTCATACTACGATGTGCATATTTAATTCTTTCAATGTATCCTCGTTTTACTAAGCTGTTACAAATTTGAGCAACACTTGTTTGAGAATTAATTTTTAAACCTTTTTGTATTTCATCATAAGAAGGAGCATAACTTTTATCACTCCAAAAATTATTTATAAATTTTAAAACTTGTGATTGTTTAGGAGTCATTCTTATCCTCCTTATTTTCAACTCTTTCAATATTTAATGGATATGTTTCCCATCCATATTTTTCTCGCAGAATTTTTTCAATTAAATCCGTATTCATAGATCGCCATTTTCTTTTTTTTGGAGTGCGTTTGTCATGCTTATATATGCGATTGCATCAACATAATTATCTCTTTTGTAATTTTTCTTTTGTGATGCACGAACAATTTTTACTGTTGCCATGCATAAAGTAACTTGATGTGCAGAAATGGGAGTGCCTAAAACAACACTCCACACCTTTGCAATATCTTGGTGATTACGAAGAAAATCTCCGTAGTCTAATTTTCTGTCACCGCTAATAAGATCGCTAGCTTCAACCATTAAATCAGTAGTTTCTTCGTAATGTCCAGACATTAAAGAGCTTCCTCTCTTTTGTCTAAGATTTGCAAGCCAATATATTTATTGCCGTTTTGACTTTCATTTTTATATCCTTGAAACTTTACAACTTCCCCTGCTTTTATATCTCGTGGAGAACAAAATGATCCATAGTAATCGTGCTTTTCATCTTCTTTTTTATTAGGCATAATATTTCCTTTACCTGCCTTTAATGTATAGTTGCTATCGCTCATAACCAGTCATCATCCTTTTCAGTTGGTTTGTTTGTATTGAGTTGCTCTTCTTTTTTTTTATAAAGACTTTGCAATTCATTACTTGTTACAATTGTGTCTTTATTTTTTGTAAAGACTGCTTGTAATTGTCCTAAGTGCTTTGCTTGTTTAATAGATACCTCAACAGAAGAACGATCGTCTTTTTCTGGAGAAAATATATGATTAAGAGGTTTGCTCCCCTGTTGAGTATCTTCACGCACATTATTTAAGCCATCAACAGCTTTTCCGTTATGACTTGCGATTTGCATTTCTTCTGCGGATGCAAACTCTCCGCCTTCTAATCCTAATCTTGCAAGTGCTATTCCTAAACTACTTGTCATAGCATTTTCTGTTGCACTTGTTTTGTTAACTAGGCTAGAATTCCTAAACTCCTCTGCAATACCAATGGATACCATATTTTTCTTTATCCATATTTCAGTAGTAGCAGTAACAGAGGGTGGAAAATATTTTTCTTCCGTTACAATTTTTTCTTTTCCATCAATTATTTTTTTTACTTGTTGTTTATAAACAATTTGATCTTTGTATTCGACTTTAGAAATATAACTTGCATCAGTACCAAACCATTTACGAAATATTCTATTACGATCTTTTACAGGTGCATACATCTTGCCACCCATTACTTTAACTTTTGAACTATTATCTAATCCAGATAATTCGTTTGTTGCTTCACGCAATCGTTTATTATCTTCTGTTTCAACTGCCATAAAATAAATCCTTTGCTCTTTTCAAATGTTCATCACCAATATCCCAAGCAAAATGTGACCAATCTACGTCAACGTATAAGTGTGGATCTTTTTGTGATGCTATGCGTGATTTTATTAATAAGCTTCGCACCATTTCATCAAATGCATTTTTATAATTGTAATCTCTAATATCAATTATCTCTGCATCTTTTTCTGTTGCATACACAATGTAAGTCGGCAGTTTAGTACACAAATGATAAAAGGAAGCTTGCTTTAAATGGTTACTGTCTGGAGTAGTAGGAGGTTTCATTGCACTATAACCTCTAGTGCCATCTTTTTTTAATGCTCCTCTACGTCTCCACTTAGTTTTTAATTCAATAACAATGTTATCGTTTTGTAAATCTGTTCTACCAATGATAGGTACTGCAACACCTTCTGGTTGCAAATTAACATAATGCTCAAAAACATTTTTTCCGTTTTTTGTAATACCTAATTTTTCATATGCTCGAATAGTATTTTCTAATGTCGGCATATATGACTCTTTGTCTTGCTTTAATTGTTCTGCATCTTTTTCATCGTAAGGAGAATATAATTTTAATGATTTTGTTATCTCTCCTTTAGTAAAGTAATGATCAACTGCATCACCTACAGAGACACCAGAATTCATTTTAGAATTACCTTTAAATTGCCTTCTTTGTTTTTGATCTGAATACCAGTATTTAAAAACCCATTGGTCAATTGGCATTGTTCCTTGTGAGGGAGAAAAGTGATCTAATCCTTTTTCTAAAAAATGTGTAGGTATTTCCTTAGATACGTCATGTATGGACATGTAGTGTAGATAATATGACTAAAGCTATTATAAAAGCATTAAATCTACTGTAAATGTAGAATAATAAAATAAGTTATGAATAAATTGTTAGTAATATTTAAGATTATGAAAGAGAAAGAGGTAAATCGTTTAGATGATAAGAACTAATAAATCTTGCTACTTTAGATAATTCGAGTGTTTTGGAATATGTATCATAAAAATTTCTACAAATAAAATGTTTCTCTGATTTTCTAATTACAAAACCTGCATTGTATTCCTCTACATCTTTTGGTTTATATAATCCAACTAATTGATCCTTAATTCTAGTTGGATTATACCAAGCAGAATAAAAATTTAAAAAATTATAGTAAACACCTTTAGGATCGTTTTTATCTATAATAATAACTGTTTTTTTATCGTTCCACCACCAAGCGGCAGTAAAAAAACCGCTTAAAACAGGTCTCTCTTCATCATTTTTATAAAAATTGATTTTATTATCATACACATAACCATTTATTTGTCTTACAACTTCAACAGATATAAAATCTTCAACTTTGCATTCTAAATATTCTGCATACTTATACAAAACATCTAAACCTATACTTTTTTGTTTTAAATGCCTGCTTACAGATCGGTAGTCTATACCTAAATATTTTGCCGCATCTTTTTGCGACTTGCCATTAATTTTTTCTCTTTTAAAAATTTCTGCTAATTTGTGCATAGGTTTATATTTACTGACAAGTCTCATATTAAAATTATGTTTTTTACACAATAGACATATAATGTTCATATAATCAACATTAAACTTACATGGTTTTAAAAATACACACTTATGGTAGAAAATACCTGTGGATTATGCAGAGTTAATCAAAAAACACAGTAATAATTGCTATTTTGTGCTTTGGAAAGATCCGCAAGAAGGTGATGGTCTGTGGAAGTCTAAGTTTGATAGTAAGGCATCAATTAACATTAATGTTGGTTGGATGGAGCGTAATCCTAACGATCCGACAGAATGGGTGCTGTATTCTAGCAAAGACTCCGATCAAGAAATTCACGAATTTGGGAGTGAAATTTATATCCCAGAAGGGTGCATTATTTACCGAAACCTTATCATACCAAGTGAGAGAGGAGAACACTTTGAAACCAACACAATTATCAAAACCGAGAAAGATAACCGCACAGGAATTAGCGAAGAAAATTATACAAAACAGGGGAGACCACTACGTTAAAATTTGCCAAGAGACTAAACACTTTTGGGGTGGTTATTTAAATGATTGTTATGAGTCTGCGGAGATAGAATGCTTGAAAAGTGGAAACTTCTTAAAAAAATCACATTAAACGATCTTTTTAGTAAAGCTGACATCAGAGTTGCTTTAATACTATTAGACCACTACAACGATAAAATACAAAAGATTTATCCGTCAAATAGACGTTTAGTTAAGCTAACAGGCTTATCACTACGCCAAGTACAACTCTCCACCGCTAAATTAGATAGTCACAACTTAATCACAAAGTTTTCCAAGAATGGTAAAAATCATTATAAAATTACACCAGAGGGTTATCAAAACTATGAACAACCTTACACCTCAACTACGAACAAACCTGCACCTCCTACTAAACCTATCTCTTTAACTATTAATATAAAGGATACTATTTCTAAGATAGCAAAAAGAAGTAATCCTAATTACCGAGCAGTTATTAGTAATGGATTGACGTACCATGAGAATATGGAAAATAAGTTAGTGAAACAAATGCGGTCACGATTATCTATTGATCGTTATAATTCTTGGTTGCTTGTTTATGACAATAAAGAAACAAAACAAAAAGCTATCTCCTATGCAAAGGAACTATGCGGATAATTACACCAGAAGATTTAGATACATTGTTTTATGATGCATTTTTAACGGATCAAAGACTTCCTGCACCATATCGTAAACAAAAATTAACCATGCAATTAGATATGAATAGAATAGATTGGATGAACTATGTTGATGATAATCCCAATTCTTTACCGCCTACTGCTCGTAGCATTTCACGATGGGAATTAGCTTTAGAGTTAGTACAGTTAATTAAAAAGGAAGAGGATAGGCAATTGATCTGGCTTCGTGGTAAACGTCTCTCGTGGTCTAAAATGGGAAGATTAATTGGTATTGATAGACGTAAGGTAAAACTTAAACATAGTGAATTAATGATGACAATATTAATATTAATTAAGTTAATGAAAGATTTACATCGCAAAGATAAGATTTATAGATTGATTGCTCCAAAGTATGAATAACGATTTATTTTTTTTTGTTTGACAACTTTGACAATTTTATTGTAATTCTTCCATAGACTCGAAGAAGTTTATCTTTCCAACATATAGTATCTCCTAGAAGCTTCTCAACAGCAACATATAGTATGAATGAAATTACCAAAGTTAAAGGCAGACCGCCTAAGTTTAACGCATCTCGTAATGCGGTTAAGAGAATTTTAGAAGCTCTTGCTAAAGGTCAAAGTATCAGAAGAGCGATTAAAGAAGAGGACATCAGTTGGAATACATTTCGTAAGTGGATGTTTGAAAAGCCAGAACTACGAGAACAATATGAACAAGCTAAGTCTGATGGTATCTTATATACGTTAGATCAAGTAGAAGAAGAGATACGAGAGTTAGTTATTAAAGCTAATGATAAGACTGCTAATTTAAATTCCATCAAAGCGATGGACATCCTCGTTAAGCATAAACAGTTTCTTGCAAGCAAGCTCAGTCCAAAAACGTTTGGCACGGATAAACAACAAATCTCCATGTCGAATGCTAAGGGTGAGAAGTTTTCAATTGAATGGAGTAAGTAATGTTTGATGATGATGAAATGATTGCAACAGTCATTAGTCCTTATGTTACGTTTTACATGGTGGTTAATCAAGTAACGAAGAAGCCAGAGCTACTGGCACACTTCTCTTCGTTTAAGAATGAGAGAGAGATTAAAGAGTTTGTTAAACAGTTTGAAGGTGAAGGAGTTATCGCAGGATCTCCAACAATCCATTAAAGGTATAGAAGAACAACTGATTGATGTTGTTAACGCAATGTCGAATGGGTTTCGTATTGGTATTGATAAGGACACATACGTTATCAAGAAAAGAATAAATGGGAAGAGGGAGAAGTAATGAAACCTCTGTGGTATTTGTTGAGTTATAAGGATAATTGTTTGTGATGATCGCAAAAAGATCTTTTTTGACACAGACTCTCACGAATTTTTTATATTTTTTATAATAATTTATACAAATCGGTTACTGAAACCGATTATTATCGCAGAATACAGCCATTATTTGCTATGTCGTGTAAATGTAGTGTATTTTTATGACAAGGGGTGGTCAATAATTTTACCAACCCCACGAGGTCTTGGCAATAGCTATGGGAACTCACTTCTACTCGGCACAATTTAACTTACGAATTTTATGACAACAAAAAAACCAACTAAAAATAAACCGAAGATAATTTCGTTTACGGACTTAGTAAAAGAGTTAGACAAGAAATCTAACTTTACCGACAGTTCTGGTAAAGGTGTTGTTAAAGGCAAAGATGTTTCACGCATGAAAGACTTTTTAAATGAAAAATCGTGATCCCTTTACCAGACAAAAAATATAACATTATTTATTCTGATCCTGCTTGGCATTATCAAACTTGGGGAGAAGGTGAAAAAAGAAATGTTACATCAAAATATAATACAATGTCTATGGATGAAATATGGAAACTTCCAATTAAAGACATAGCAGATGAAAATTGTATTTTATTTTTATGGGTTACTTATCCAAAATTAATTGATTGTATTAAAACAATAGAAGAATGGGGATTTACATATAAAACTTGTGGCTTTAGTTGGATTAAAAAAAACAAGAAGTCAGATAGTCTATTTTGGGGTTTAGGATATTGGACAAGAGCCAATAATGAAATTTGTTTATTAGCAACAAAAGGAAAACCACAAAGAGTTTCTAAAGCAGTTCATCAAGTAGTTTATGAGCCAATTAGAGAACACTCACGAAAACCAGATTGTGTAAGAGATCGCATTGTAGAACTATGTGGTGATCTTCCACGCATTGAACTTTTTGCAAGACAAAAAACTGATGGTTGGGATGCTTGGGGAAATGAAGTATGAAAAAAATTACTATTCCCTATAAGCCAAGAGAGTTACAAAAAGAAATACACAACTCCCTAAAAAGATTTAACGTATTAGTTTGTCATCGTAGGTTTGGGAAAACTGTACTCTGCATCAATGAGATGATTAAAAAATGTTTGCAGAACGAGTTACCTAACCCACGATACTACTATATTTCTCCAACGTACTCTATCTCCAAGAGAAACTGTTGGGATTATTTAAAACAGTACACAGCTGTCCTCCCAGATGTGCAGTACAACGAGACAGAGTTGCGATGCGATTTACCGAATGGTGGTCGTATCCAACTTCTCGGCTGTGAGCGACCAGACACTTTGCGTGGTTTATATATGGATGGTTGCGTTTTAGATGAAGTAGCACAAATGCCACCTCGTTTATGGACAGAGATTGTTCGACCTGCTCTAGCAGATAGAAAAGGTTGGATGATTAGTATAGGCACACCGACTGGCAGAAACAACTTCTGGCATATGTTTGATTATGCACAACACAACGAGTCGTGGTTTGCAAAATCTTTTAAAGCTAGTGAAACAGGAATAGTTGACGAAGAAGAATTGGTGGAAGCAAAACGCATGATGCCACCAGAGATCTATGAAGCAGAGTTTGAATGTTCTTTTGATAGTGCAGGAATAGGATCTATTTATTCTAAAAGCTTAGAGTTAGCCGAAGAACAAAATAGAATAACAAAAGTACCTTATCAATCAAATGTTAAAGTTTCTACATTTTGGGATCTAGGCATGGCAGATAAAACCGCTATTTGGTTTGTTCAACAAGTTGGATCGGCAATACATTTAATAGATTACGAAGAGGAAAGCGGAGAAGGTTTAGAATACTACGCAGGAATGTTGCAGGATAAAGGCTATCTTTACGATACGCATTATTTTCCGCATGATGCTAATGTACGAGAAATCGGAACAGGCGTTTCAAGAATTGAGACAGCACAAAGTTTAGGATTAGTAACATCAATTGTACCGAAGCTCTCGATAGATGATGGCATAAATGCGGTACGAATGATTTTAAGTCGCTGTTGGTTTGATCACGAAAAAACAAAATACGGATTAGATTGTTTACGACAATACCGATGGGAAACAACCGACAAAGGGGAAGTTAAAAACAGACCAAGACACGACTTTACGAGTCATAGTGCAGATGCTTTTAGGTATCTTGCAGTAGGATTAAACACTTCGTCATCTTGGGGAAGTGAAATAAATTATCCGAATTTAGGAATTATGTAATGGCAAAAATAACAAAAAGTAAATTATTGCAGGTAATATCACAGGAGGTACAAAACTCTTTGGGGTATTATTCTTCTGATTTAAGTGAGCAGAGAAGAAATGCACTTAAATATTATTTAGGAGAGCCATATGGCAATGAACAAGAAGGTAGAAGTGCTGTTGTTACACAAGAATTATTAGAAACAGTAGAGTCCGTATTACCAAGTTTAATGCGTATGTTCACCCAGAGTGATCGCATGGTACGATTTGATCCTACAGAGCCAGAAGATACACAATATGCAGAAGCTATTTCGCAATATTGTAACCACATTTTTAACAAAGATAACGATGGTTTTAGTATTTTATATGATTTATTTAAAACTGCTCTGTTACAGAAGAATGGCTTTTGTAAAATCTATTGGAGTACATCACAAGAACAGAGAAAAGAGAGTTATAAAGACTTAACCGAAGAAGAATACCAAATATTACTCCTTGATACAGAGGTTGAGATCGATGATGTGGAAGAAATTCTATCAGATGACACTCTTTTCCCTGTCAAATATAATGTTTCAGTTAGAAGAGTAAAAGATTTAGGCAGAGTTAAAGTAGAAAGCGTGCCACCAGAAGATATTTTGGTCTCTAAGAGAGCAACATCAATGAAAGATTGTAATTTTATTGCTCATAGAGTGTATAAAACAAGATCAGAATTAATAGATATGGGTTATGATGCAAAGATTGTTAATAATCTGCCTGTATCAGATGAAGAAGTTTTTAATACCGAAGCTGTTACAAGAAGAAGTTATGATGATGCATCAACAGATCTTAATGTTAGCACATTAGATCCTTCCCAATCAGTCGTAAATGTAACAGAGTGTTACTTAAAAGTTGATTTTGATGGTGATGGTATAGCAGAGCTTAGAAAAGTTACTGTTGGAGGTAATGGCTATAATAATTATGAATTATTAGAGAACGAAGAAATCCCTTTTATGCCTTTAACAATGGTGAGAGCAATACCAATGCCTTATCGTTTCTTTGGTTTAAGTTTTTATGATTTGATTGCCGATATTCAAGCAGTTAGTTCTACAATACTAAGAAATACGCTTGATAATATGTATTTCCAAAATCACGCAAGAACATTGGTTGTTGAAAATCAAGCAAACTTAGATGATTTATTACAAAGTAGAGCAGGGGGAATAGTAAGAGTTAAAAGTCCTAATGCTGTAACACCAATGCAAACACCAAACTTTCTTAATGAAGGTCTGGCAATGCTAAATAAAATAGATGAAATAAAAGAACAACGCACAGGTGTTGCCAAGCAACAAATGGGTTTAAATCCAGATACAATAAACAAGTCGCATACAACCGCAACGTCAACTAACCAAATGATGATGGCTCAAACACAACGTATTGAGTTGATTGCAAGAAACTTTGCCGAAGGGGTAAAAGATATTTTTAAAACAATGTTAGCTATTGTTTGTGAGTATCAAGATGCGGAAAGAATGATTAAAATTAATAATGATTTTGTGCCAATGAATCCTCGTCAATGGGTAAATCGTTATGATGTAAGTGTGCAAGTAGGTTTAGGAACAGGTAACGTAGATCAACGAACAGAAATTTTACAACGAGTTCTCGCTGTGCAAGAAAAAATGATTATGCAAGGCGGAATGAATATGGTGATGCCGCAAAATATATACAATACTCTTGAACAATATTTACAAAACTCAGGTTATAAAGACGCATCACCATTTTTTAACAACCCTAACAATCAACCTCCACAGCCAAAGGAACAAAAACCAGATCCTGCTCTGCAACTAGCACAACAAGACATCGAGTTACGCAGACAAAAGGCAATGGCGGATCTTGAGCTGCAACAAAAAAAATTACAAATAGACTCTAATTTAAAAGCAAAGAAATTAGATCTTGATGAGCAAAAATTAGCAACACAGGTTATAAAAGATAACGATAACTTAGATTTGGAAAAAGAAAAACTAGCAACAAAAATAGTACAGCAAGGATTGAACTAATGCAATTTATGAATTCAAAAAAGGCACAACAAATTATTAATGATAATTTGGATAAGCCTTATGCACCACCTCCTAGTCGTAATCCTGTTTATGATTTACGAGAAGAAGGACAGGATTTTTATCCATTAAATCCTCCTGTAACGCCTGTTGTAGATGATCCTTGTCCAGAAGGATACCAATTAATAGATGGGGTGTGTCAACCAATAGAACAATTTAATCCAGAGATTAATTACGCAGATCAAAATGATGATGGTAAATCTTTTTTAGAGGAGAGAGCAGAAGAAAGACCATATTTTGATATTGAAGGTATGGCAGAATTATCTGATGATGAATTAATTAATTATTTAAAACAAGGTTATTTAACAAATAGTGCTTTAGGGTATTTGCCAAGCAAAGGAAGTTTAGTATCAGTCAAAGGTACACCGCCTTCACAATTAGGTTTTGCATTAGGTTTATTAGGATTGAACGATAGTGCAATGCGTGAGCAAGCAATGAATAACGAATTAAGAAAAAGAGGATTATTTTCTGGTCAGTTTACTGATAGCGGTGATCCTTTATATGATCTAAATCAAACACCAATAGAAAATCCTTTATTTGTTACACCTGCTACGACAAACGAAGCTAATGTACCTTATGGTGGTAATACACCTGTCGGTGATGCAGGCGGTAGCTACGGAGGAGGAGAAGATTTTGGTGGTGGTAATTATCAAGGCAATGTTGTGATGAACAACCAACAGATACAACAAGAAACAGATCGTATTAATCAAGTTGTTAAAGACATTGAGTCTGGCAGACGCACAGTCTTTGGAGGATTATAAGTGACACCAGAACAAGAAAAACAACGATCAGAATTAGCAAAAAATGTTTTAGAAAATCCAGTTTTTGTTGATGCCTGCAAACAAATACAAAATGATTTATATGGTGAGTTTGTAAACTCACCTGCACGAGATTCCGAAGGTAGAGAAAAAATATATCTTATGAATAAGATGTTAAATGTACTCTTAGGGAATATTAAGTCCGTTATGGAAACGGATAAATTAAATAAACAATAAAAATTTAAGGAGTTTTTATGGCAGACAATCCAGAAATGGAATCTGTATCGAAACCAACCAATTCTATACAGGAAACACAACAGGCTTTCGCCAACCTTATTAATACTGCAAGGAGCGAAGAGCCAAAACCAGAAGTAAAAGAAGCAACTCAAGACAACCTAGAAATAGATAATGAATTGACTGCGGAAGATATTTCTGATGACGAATTAGTAATCAACGAAGAAACCAACGATCAAAAGAACGAGGAACTTTTTGATGTCAAAATAAATGGACAAGTGCAAAAAGTCAGTCTTGAGGACTTGATGTCTGGTTACTCTAAAGGAGAAAACTATACCAAAAAGTCAATGGAACTTAGTGAAAAACGAAGATCATTAGATACGGAGTATGACACAGTTTCCAAAGACAAAGAAGCAGTAAAAAAAATGCGAGAAGAATACGCAGAAAAACTTAAAATCGTAGAAAGAAATCTACAAACAGATGATGACATTGATTGGGTACAACTTGCTCAAGATGATCCTTCTGATTATGCAGTTAAAAAAGCCGAATATGATCGGAAAAAAGAATTGCAAAATCAAGTGGCTATCGAAAGACAGAAACTAAATGAAGAGAAAAAGAAAGAGCAAGAACAAGTCTATAATAATTTTATTCAACAAGAACAAGTAAAGCTTGTTGAGAAAATTCCTGCATTCGGTGATGAAAAAAAAGCACCTGTAATAATGGAAGAGTTAAGAAGATTTGCGAATAGTCAAGGTTATACAGATCAAGAAATAAACATGATTGTCGATCACCGAGCGGTGATTACATTGTATAATGCTTATCGGTATAACAAAGCACTAGAGCGTAAAGGACTTGTTGACAAAAAAGTTAAACCATCAAATCGAGTGTTATCGTCAGATGCGAAGAATAGTATTTCTACAGACGATAAGAAGTTGCGTGTTGATAGTCGTATGAAAAAATTACAAAAATCAGGTAGTGTGAAAGACGCACAGAAGGTGTTGTCTGCCATGTTATCTAATAATTAATCGGAGATTAAAATATGGCACAGCCAAGTGGAACTTTTGATACTTACGATGCAATTGGTATAAAAGAAGATCTAGCGGATGTAATCTATAACATAAGTCCAACAGAAACACCTTTTATGACAAATGCCGCAAAAGGTACAGCAACAAACACTCTTCACGAGTGGCAAACAGATGGGTTAAGAGCGGCGGCTAATAACCATCAAATTGAAGGAGACGATTACGCAGGAACAACTCAAATTCCAACAGATCGTTTAAACAACAGAACACAAATTTCAGCAGAAGCAGTTATCATATCTGGTACAGATAGATCAGTTGACAATGCAGGAAGAGGTGATGAACTGGCATATGCTCTCGCTAAAATTGGAAAAAGCATTAAGAGAGATATGGAAGTAGGAATGGTAGGAGTCGAGCAGGCTAAAGTAACAGGCTCTTCTTCTGCGGCTAGAAAATCAGCATCCGTTGGAACATGGTATGGCGGTAAAATCGCAGGCACAGGATCTGGCGGTACTGACGCATTGAACTTTTCTACAAACGGATCACCTTCGGCAAGTCCTGTAGGAACAGGTGCTACTGCAATTGCAGGTGGTACAAATCGTGCTTATACAGAAACTTTGCTTAAAAATGGTTTGAAAAAAGCATACGAACTAGGTGGAACACCAGATACAGTTCTTATGTCACCATCAAATAAAGTATTAGCTTCTGCTTTTTCTGGCGTAGCAACACAATACAAAAACGCAGATGATATGACTGTCATAGGTGCTGTTGATGTGTATGTAAGTGATTTCGGAGAAGTCAGTTTTATTCCAGACAGACACGCTATGGACACTAGAGTGGACATTTTACAAATGGATACTTGGGAAGTTGCATTCCTAAGACCTTTTGAAACGCAAGAACTAGCGAAAACAGGTGATAGTGATAAAAGATTACTATTGAGTGAATGGACTCTAGTTTGTCGTTCACCAAATGCCAACTATGGTATTTTCAACTTAAACAGCTAACATTAATTTATATGGAGGGGGTTTTCCCCCTCCTTAACTAATAAACAGAGGAACAAAAATGTCAGAAGTTTTTAAAGAAGGTGTTAAAAAATATTCTATGCCAAAAACTTTAAAGATGCACAACAGAAGTCAAAACAATATGGATATTTCACGAGGTGGTGGAAAGAAACAAAGTAAGACAACTTCTGGTGGTGATCGTAAAATGAAGATTGGCTATAGACCAGATGGAGATCAAGGTTTAGCGATGCAAGACTCCGTAGATAAAATGATTGCAAAAGCAATCAAGAATGTATGACCAAAAAAATTAATTTTACAGGGAATGAATTTTCTCCTGTCAAAACAAGAATGCACATTGACTCTAGCGAAGGCAAGTATCATGTGGAGAATACACAAGATGTATCACGCATTCTTGAACGTAATAAGATTGAGCGAAATGCAGGACTATATAAAGTTAACGGAATGCAAGATGCAAAGATGTATAAGATTGCATCACTTCCATTAATTACAGTTCAACAATTAGCAAAAAAAGGGATTATGACAATGAGCGGTCAGTTAAGAGATCGTAAAAAATTTTTTCAATGGTTAAATGATCCAGAAAATGAAAAATTTAAAATTTATCCAAAGAAAGTTTAAATGGCACTAGATACCTACAATGAATTAAAACTAGAGATAGCAAGTTTTTTAAATCGTGATGATTTAACAAGTCAACTTGATACCTTTATTGATTTAGCGGAAACACGCCACGCCAGAGATTTGCGTATTCGTGAAATGGAAGCTGTTGATACATCAATAACAACTGTTGCAGGTACACAGGAATATAATTTGCCAGATGGATATTTAGAATTGCGATATGTAATGTTACAAACATCACCATACACAACGCTACAATATATGTCTCCGACAGATTTCTTTCGTATATATAATGCAGGTGCAGGAAATGGGTTGCCTGTGTATTATACAATTATAGGTAAAAAAATTTATTTAGGTCATGTTCCAGATGATGCTAATGTTTTAGAATTAGGATTTTTTAAAAGAGCAACAGCTCTATCAACAACAAATACAACAAACGATATATTAACAAATTTTCCAGATTTATATTTATATGGTGCTTTAGCAGAAACGTCTCCGTTCTTAATGCAAGATGAACGATTAGCAGTATGGTCATCATTATATAAAGAAGGAGTTAGAACAGCAAACGAGTCAGCACAAAGAGGTCGAGTATCTTCTGCTCCTTTGCAAATGTCAGCTAGAAGAGTTGTATGATCGAGTTTGGACAACTGTTAGCAGATTTGCCTACACTAAAAAATGGTGGTGCAACAAAAGTTGATAATGTTATACCTTTAGCAAAAGGATACAAAAGCATTCCTAGTTTTACTGCATTGAGTGGAACAGGATTAACGAATACACCTTGTGGTTTATTTACAAGCTTGTCAGCAGGTGGAACAACAAACTATGCAGGCGATAGTGGTAAGTTGTATCAAATGGACAGTAGTTTTGTCTTTCAAGATAAATCTAAGCCATCTGGTTACAACGGATCAACAACAGCAGGTAGTAGAGACTTTTGGAGTATAACGCAATTTGGAGCAAACATTATTGCAACAAATGGTGCAGATAATATTCAAAAATTTGAAGAAGGTGTTGATACAGCATTTTCAGATCTTGTAAGTATAAAAGCAAAATACCTTGCTATTATAAGAGACTTTGTTTTTGCAGGTTATACAACAGAGTCTAGCACAGTTTACAACCAACGAGTTAAGTGGTCTGGATTAAATGACAGTTCAACTTGGACACCTAGTCAAACAACACAATCTGGATTTCAAGATATAGTTGGAAGTCATGGATCAATTCAATCAATTGTAGGTGGTGAGAGTTTTGGTATTATCTTTTTAGAAAGAGCAATTTATAGAGCCGATTATATTGGTACTCCATTAATATTTTCGTTCTCAAAGATAGCAGATTCAGTTGGTGCTTTTAGTCCACGATCAGTTGCATCTTTTGGTAACATGATATTCTTTCTTGCACAGGATGGTTTTTATAAACTAGAAGGCGGACAGAAGCTAACACCAATAGGTAATGGTAAAATAGATGAGTTTTTCTTTCGTGATATTACAAGTAACTTTGAAGGTGTAACTTGTTCAATAGATCCAAACAATAGTATTGTTGTCTGGTCTTATCGAGGTGATGGTGCAACAGGTACAGGTTTTGTTAATAATAAATTATTAATTTATAATTTTGCTACCGATAAATGGTCAACAGGTAGTGGACAGGATTTAACTTTTATTGCAAGTGCATCACAAGAAGCTTTTAATACATTAGAGAGTTTAGATGTTTTAGGATCATTAGATGGCTTGCCTAGATCATTGGATAGTTTCTTTTATGATGAAGGAGTTATTGGTCTTGCAGGTTTTAATGCCGACAAAAAATTTGGAAAATTCTTAGGTGCATCATTATCCGCAACTGTTGATACAGCAGAGTTTGAGGGTGTAGACGGAAAAAGAAGTACATTAATAAATGCTATACCCATTGTTGATGCAAACGGAGAAAACACAACGATAACAGTAACCCCACTTCATCGTTCTTCACAAGCAAATCAAGTTTCAGTTGGAACAGCAGTTACACAAAATACTTCTGGTAATTGTCCTCTACGAACAACAGATCGTTATCATCGCTTGCGGATAAGTGTTAATGGTAATTTTACCAATATGCTAGGTGTTGATATAGATGCAAGACCAGAAGGTAGAAGGTAATGGCTAATCAATTTCTTAATGTGCCATTATCAATGCCAGACCAAGCACAGCACTTACGATTAGTCAGTACGACTTTGAATAATGTGATGGATGGTAAAATAAATAGTACAGGAAGTGTAACACTAACTGCTTCTAATACGACAACTACATTAACAGATGCTCGTATTGGTGGTGATAGTGTTATTGTATTTATGCCTATTACTTCTAATGGTGCAACAGCATTTCAAAATCTGTTTGTATCAGCACGCACAAGTGGATCAGCAACTTTAACTCATGCGAGTTCTAGTAATGCCGATCAAAACTTTGCGTACGCTGTTATTGGATGATTTGTCATATACCAAAAAAAGATATTGATTTTGTCTGGAAGGATTGCAAACCTTTTTTAGAAAAAGCTTTGGATGATACATACAGTATTGATGATGTTTACACGAATTTACAAAAAGATTTATTCCAACTTTGGATAAGTTGGCAAGGTGGTGTGGAGTGTGCTGTCATAACAGAAATGGCACAGTATCCACAAAAGAAAATACTAAGATACTTTCTCGCAGGAGGAAAAAATTTAGGTCAATGGTTGACCGAGATACAAGAGCGAATAGAAAAATTTGCAAAACGTAATGGTTGTGATGCTGTGGAAGTTGCAGGTCGCAAAGGGTGGATTAAAAAACTAAAGGGTTACAGTTCACCTGTTTTTATAATTAGAAAAGAAATATGAGAATATAATGTCAAAAGGATCTTCACCAACAAATGTAACAACGACTACTTCGGCAGAGCCAAGTGAGTTTATTAAACCATACTATCAACAAGCAATAGATTATGGACAGGATTTGTTTGAGTCACAAACACCTCAATATTTTCCAGAAGCAACTTATACAAACTTTGCACCACAAACGGAAACTGCTCTACAGCTTGCACAAGCAAGAGCGATAGGTGGTAATCCATTATTAGGATCAGCACAAAATGAAATAAATAGTATCTTACAAGGCAACTATTTAAATCCATCAAGTAATCCTTTTTTACAAGGTGTAGCAAATCAAGTTTCGGATGATGTAACAAGCAGAGTTAATTCACAATTTACAAAAGCAGGAAGATTAGGCTCTGGTGCAAATCAAGAAATATTAACAAGAGAATTAGCAGACGCACAAAATAGATTATATGCCGATAACTTTGCACAGGAACGTAATAGACAATTCCAAGCAACGCAATTAGCACCACAACTCGCACAAGCCGATTATGATGATATTAATGCGTTATCTAATGTAGGACAAACACGAGAAAGTTTAGAAATGGCTAAACTACAAGATGCGATTGGTAGATTTGATTTTGAACAACAAAGACCCTTTCTTAAACTTAGAGAATATCTTGGTACTCTTGGTGCAAACGTACCAACAACTACTGCAAGTACACAACCAGTCTTTAGAAACACAGGTGCAGGATTACTTGGTGGAGCAATGACAGGTGCAAAACTTGGTGGTCAAATATCTGGTCTTAGTCCGATGATGGGTGCAATTGGTGGTGGATTACTTGGAGGATTTTTCTAATGGTAAGTTATATTGACAACAGTAGTGGATTTAGAGGTTATCAATTTGATCCGAGTAAAGGTATTTTTTCATCACCTACTTACACAGGTAACACAAGAATTCCATTGCAAAATAATGCAACAATGAGCGTAGGTATAGGTAATAACAGAGGAACAGGTAGATCTTATTTAGACAATGTTTACGGATTAAGTACAAATCCTAATATTCAAGCTAATCCCCCAAGTAATTTTAGAACGAAAAACGCAATAGCAAGAGGATTGTTTGATAATAGGTTTTCAGCTTTGCCAAAACAACAAGCAGGATTTTCCTCTTTAGGACAGCAACAAAATGCAATGGGTTTAGTTCCTAAACCTGTAAATCAATCTGCAAATGTACCATCAAATAGACAACCGCCTTTAGCAGTTGCCAATAATATGATGAATAATCAAAAACCTTCTACAGTCAAAAAAGTAGGACAAGGTTTATTAGATTTTGCTTCATCACCTTATGGATCTGGATTTGCACAAGGCTTGTTAAATGCAAGTGCTTACTCTCCTATGCCTGTTAGTTTTGGACAAGCTCTAGGTCAAGCAATGGCAGAAGCAGATAAAAGTGTTGATAGAGATTACCAAAAAGAACAAGACAAATTTCTTAACGAATTAAAATCAAGAGAAGATAGCAGAACGCAAGAAAAATTTGATAAAGAAATGTCATTATTAGATCAATCAATATTAGATAATGAACAAGTAAAAGGTATTTTAAAAGATACAAGAATGTCTGATTTTGACTCTGACAGAGATTATTATAGATCAGTAGGTAATGAATTATTAAAATTAGGTAAAATAAACGAAGCAAAAGAATTTATGGCTTTGGCACAACCTAAAGATCAAATTGAATTACGAAGAGATATTATAAGTGCAAACAAAGAAGAGCAAAAGGTATTTAAAGATGTCAAAAAAGCAATAGATAATTATCGTGGCTTACAAGCCGCACTTCGTGGAAGTGATGGATCGTCAGCATACGCAACAATGATTAAGTTTATTAAAGGCTTAGATGACTCTGTTGTTCGTGAGGGTGAAGTAAGAAGTTTTGAAAACTTTCAAGGTGTTTACAATAAATTAAAAATTGAAATTGATAAGGCACAAGGTTTAGGATTTCCACCAGAAACTAAATCAACTATTGCTAATTTATCTAATGAAACTTTTACAGCCTTAATTGAAGATTATAATAATTACAAACAACAAAAATCAGAAGGCATTTATGGACAATTAGGATTGTCACCAGAATTAATTTTTTCTGGGTTTAATACATCTTATATTGATGGTGAATTAAACAAAAGTTACACCGCAGAAGATTTTTCTACACAAGCAATGTACGATGAATTTGGACAACTTGGTGATGTAAAAAGAAGATTTAAAGATAAATCCGATGAAGAAATAGAAGAATATATAAAGACAGCCGATCCGTTAGAAGTTCAGCACTTTATTAATCTAGGTTTTGTTGATCAATAAGGAATAAAAAAATATGGCTACAAAAAATATAAGTGTTTCTCAAATAAGGGATGATATTAATCCTTCTACAGTACAACAAAATATACCAAGAAAAAATAGTGATATTACAAATTTTGCTAGAACTATTCTTGGTCAAGGAACTCTACTTGGTTTTGGTGATGAGTTAGAAGCAGGTGTAAGAAATATTTTTGATAAAAGAGGATACGGAGAAATTTTAGATGAAGTGCAAGGAGAACTTAAACAATTTAAAAAAGATCGACCTGTAGCTTCTGTTGTATCCGAAATTGCAGGATCACTTCCTAGTGGTGCATTAGGGATTGGTAAAACACTTGTAAAAACCGCAGTTAAATCTGGTGGACTTGGTGCAATTTATGGAGCAGGTGCAACGGATACATCTGATACAGAAACATTAGGAGAAGAAGCAACAAAAAGAATTCAAAATGCTGTGAACTCTGCTGTGTTTAGTGCAGGTGTTGGTGCAGGAGCTCAAAAATTATTTAAGACAAGTAAAGAAGCAAAAAAATTATTAGATAAAGGTGTTAAACTTTCTCCTGCACAAACAATAGATGGAGTTGTTGGATCTGGGTTACGAAAAATAGAAGAAGCTTTAACAAGTATTCCTGTTTTAGGCACATCCAGTATGATGCAAAATGTAAAAAGAACTTTTAATATTGCTGTAGCAAATGAAATAGGAAAACCAATTGGTGTTGTTATTCCAAAAAATACACCTTTAAAAGATGTGTCCAAAATTTTAACACAAAAAATAAAAACAGCTATTGATGATTCTGCGGAAAATTTAATTTTAAAATCACCAGATGAGTTACTTGATAATATTATTGTAGGAATTAAAAACTCTAAAGCCGATCCAAAAATTATAAATAGAGAAATAAAAAAATTTAATGATGTCTTTATGCGAGACATAAAAATTACTCCAGAAGGTTTTATTAAAGGTGGTAGTATTCAAAAACTAGATGAGTATTTACGAGCATTAGGTAAAGATTTTGCAGATGCCGATAATTATGATTTACGATTAATTTCAGATGTATTTAATAAAAGTGCAGATGATTTAGCAAATGCATTAAAAAAAGATAGTGGTGAAAGTGTTTACAATACTTATAAAGCATCTAAAAATGCATATAAAAATTTAAACATTTTTAATAAAGCAACACTTAGCTCAACAACTAAAGAAGGGTTTGAGCCTAGTCAACTTATAAAATCAAACATGATAAATGATCCAACAAAAGGTAAAGTTGGAACAATTTTAGGTAAAGGTGAATTACAAGACATAGCACAAACAGGTCAAACTGTTATTGGAAAAACTGTACCAGATAGTGGTACAGTAACACGAGGGATTGTAGGTGGCGGTTTGTTAGGTGCTTCATCGTTTGATCCAATTACAGGTGGAATAGGTGCAATGGGTTTACTTGCATATAAAAATCCATTTTTAAGAAATGCATTAATTGGTGGAAAAGGAATAACAAAAGCTTCTCCATATTTAGGATCAACATTAGGTGAAAGGATTGGTTTAAAATGACAGTTAGTAATTATTCAACAACATCATCAAATAATACTTCTATTAATAGTGTTAGTATTGCAGAAGGAATGCCACCTTCTAACGTCAACAATGCTATTAGAAATGAATTATCTGATTTAAGAACATATTTAAATGACAGCCAATGGTTTATAGTCGGAGATCGAGATGGTGCTTGTACCTTTACTAGAGCTTCGGCAACCTCTGTAACTGTTGCATCAACGAATGTAATTACAGATTATCATCAACACCGAAGAGTAAAAGTTGTAGGAAGTAACTCTGGCACTTTGTATGGTAAGATTGCATCATCTTCCTTTAGTACAAATAGTACAATTAATTTTACTTTTGATAGCGGAACAATTTCATCAAGTGACTCTACAGTCGATGTATATGTTGGATCACCTTATGTAAATCCTGCTGTTCCTGTTGTTGATGAAGATGATATGGCAAGTAATAGTTCTATTTTAGCACCTTCACAACAATCAGTAAAAGCTTACTCTGATAGTGCAACACAAACTTTAACAAACAAAACTTTAACAAGTCCAACTTTAACAAGTCCAGTTCTTAATACTTCATTATCTGGAACAGCTTTTAAAGATGAAGATGATATGTCAAGTGATAGTGCGACTGCTGTTGCATCACAACAAAGTATTAAAGCATTTGTTGAAAGCCAAATTACTGCACAAGATTTAGATGTTAGCGATGGCTCTTCGACAATAGCTATTGATCTTGATAGTGAGACTTTAGGCATACTTGGTGGCACAGGGTTAACGTCAAGTGCATCTGGTAATAATGTTACTCTTGCTATTGACGGAACAGTAGTTACCGAAAGCTCTACTGACACTCTAACAAACAAAACTATTTCTGGTAGCTCTAACACATTATCTAACATTGCTAATTCAAGTCTTACTAATTCATCTATAACTGTAACTGACGGATCATCTTCAACTGCAACTGCTCTTGGTGGTACAATTACTTATGCGGCAGGAGAAGGTTTAGATGTAGCAGAGTCTAGTGGTACAATTACTTATTCTGGAGAAGATGCAACAGTATCAAATAAAGGTATCGCATCTTTTGATACAAATAACTTTAGTGTTTCTAGTGGAGCAGTAAGTATTAAAACAGCAGGTGTTGGCAACACACAAGTTGCAACAGGAATTGATGCTACTAAAATTGCAGATGGAAGTGTAACAAACACAGAGTTTCAATACATTGGTGGATTAACAAGTGATGCACAAACACAATTAACTGGTAAACTAACTGCAAGTAATAACCTTAGTGATGTTTCCTCTGCTTCTACTTCAAGAACAAATCTTGGTCTTGGCACAATATCAACACAGGCTAGTAATTCAGTTTCTATAACTGGTGGCTCTATAAGTGGTTTATCTTTGCCAACAGCAGACACCGAAGCAAGTTCAAAACTGTATGTTGATAATGCAATCGCAGGAATGAGAACAAGAATTATTACTAAGGTTGCTACAACAGGTAATGTTAATTTAACAAATGGTTTAGAAAATGGAGATTCTATTGATGGTATAACTCTTTCTACTGGCGATAAAATTTTAGTTAAATCACAAACAGACGCAACAGAGAATGGTGTTTATATTTCTCCTAGCTCTGGTACTGCATCAAGAGATACAAATTATGACACAGTAGAAGAACTTGCAGGTCAAATGATTGTTGTCCAACAAGGCTCAACAAATGCAGATAAAATATTTTTATGTACTACTGATAATTCTGGCTCAATAGGAAGTGTAGATATTGTGTTCTCACAAGTTACACCTGCAAATCAAGGTACTGTCCAAAGCGTAGCTGTGGCAGACGCAGGATCAAGTGAATTTACAGTTACAGGAAGTCCAATTACATCATCTGGCACAATTAACTTGGCAGTTAATTCTATTAACGCAACTAAAATTGGTAGTGGGAATGTTGATAATACAGAACTAGGTTACTTAAACGGAGTGACCTCAAATATACAAACGCAACTAGACAATTCAGCATCATTGGGTGATGCCATTAGTTTTGCAGTTGCATTAGGTAGTTAAGGAGAGAAATACATGGCTAATAATTTTTCTGATGCTAGTGCTACAATTTCAAATTCTTCTTTAACCGATATATTTACTGCATCTAATAAGTCTATGGTAATAGCAGGGGTTGTTTCTAATACAGGAACATCAGCCGTAAATATTTCAATTAAGAAGTATGACAATTCAGCAACAGCAACTTTTACAATAATCAAAGATGCACCTTTACCTGTTGGAAGTAGTTTAGAAGTTCCTAAGATCGTTCTAAATACATCTGATAAGGTACAGGCACAATCAGACAACGCAAGTGGTAATATTGATGTTGTATTACAACTTTTAACAGACGTAGCATAATATGGGATATATTGGATCAAAACCTGCAACTAACTTTGAAACAGTTAGAAAACAGGTATCGACAACGAATAGTGGAACAACTATTACGTTAGATTATTCTGTTTCTAGTGTTCAAGATATATTGGTAACAGTAAATGCTGTTGTTCAAAGTTATGATAACTATAGTGTAAGTGGTACAACACTTACTCTTGGTGGTACTTTAAATAATGATAGAGTAGAGATTCTATATGTAGGAAGAACATTCCAAACTGTTACTCCAGCAGTCGGAACAGTGACAAATGATATGCTCTCAGGAAGTATAGCAAACTCTAAACTTGCTAACTCTAGTATTACATTAAATGGCTCGGCAGTTTCTTTAGGTGGTAGTGCTACTACTAACTTTTTTGCTTCAACAGGTTTTTCAGCTTATATTGGGTCAACACAAACTCTTACTTCAGGAGCACAAGTTACTCTTACTTTTGATACTGAAAGATATGATTTAGGAAATAATTTTAATACAAGCACTTACGCATATACTCCTCCAAGTACAGGATATTATATGTTTAATTTTGCAGTTTCTTTTAGAGGTGGAGCAAATACTAATTTAGCAAGATGTAATGTTGGTATGCAAAAAGCTAGTTCTACATATCAAGATTGGGAAAAGAATTTTTCAGCAAGTTATGTTTTAAATGCGGGAACTTCGGCTACTGTATTTGCAAATGTTACTGATACAGATGCTTATAAACTATTTGTTAATGTTACAGACCAAAGTGGTAATCCCTCTGTTTTAGGGACTATAACAAATTCCTATTTTGAAGGGTATAGGATAGCATGAATAATATAATTAATAAAATAAAAGCATACTTAGATAGAACACCAGATTTTATAGAAGAAGTAAAACTTCAAGACGATATGGTAGATGGCGTTTCTAACCCATACATCAAAGAGTGGAATGTAGATGGTGTAGCTAAACCTACAGACGCACAACTAGACGCATTATCTTCCCAAGCAGAAACTTTAGAAAAAAATGCAATCGCTGTAGCGAACAGACAAAAAGAATATGGAAGCATAGCTTCGCAAATAGAATTTATTACAGAAAAAGGATTAGAAGCATGGAAAACAAATGTGCAAGCAATCAAAACAAAATATCCAAAGGAGAGTGAATAATGCCTTTTACTTTATTAAAACCGACAGGTATTGATTTAAGTCAAACCTTTGCTTTTACTGGTAGTGTTACAGGTGTTGGTGGTTTATCAGAGGTAGATACTTGGAGATTAACTACAACTTTTTCTGGAGAACAAAATTGGGGAAGTATGGAAAGAGTTGATACTGACGCAAGTGGTCATATAGGAACAGGTTTAACTTATTCATCCCCTTATTTTTCATTTCCAAGTACAGGGTATTACCTTTTACAAGCAACTGCTAATTTTCATAAAGCAAGTAGTGGTCAAAGAGTAATAACATTAAGAATACATTTTACCACTAATAATAGTGATTATAATGTTGTTGCATTATCAAACACGTTAATAGCTGATGAAACGGCTGGTAGTGAAAATCTTTATGCAAATGCATTTACCTCAAAACTATTTGATATAACAGATATTAGTAATCAAAAATTTCATTTATCTACTCTTACTAACAATGATGGAAATGTAAAAACTCGTGGAGATACAAATGATACTATTTCACATTTTACAATAATGAAATTAGGAGATACATAAAATGTATATTGGACGCGGAATAGATTCTATAGACAACATTTCCACCCTTGATAATTTAACATTCAATGGAAGTGACGCAACATTTAACCTAACACAAAACTCAGTAGCTTTTGTACCAGTAAGTGCCGACGCATTACAAATTCAAATTGATGGTGTTATACAATCTGGCAACTATACTGTTAGTGGCTCTACTGTTACTTTTGATTTTACTCCTAGTGGTAGTTCAGTATGTAATGGTATTCGCCATTTTGGGGTTGGACTACTAACGACAGTTTCAGATGGTGCAGTTACAGAAGCAAAGATTGGTACTGGTGCAGTTACTAATGCTAAACTTGGTGCAGATAGTGTCAATGGAAGTAAGATAGCAGACGATAGTATCTCTGATGAACATTTAGATATAACAGCAATCACAGGTCAAACAGCAATTACTTCTTTAGCCGATACAGATAAGTTTTTAGTATCTGATGCAAGTGATAGTGGTAATCTTAAATATGTAGAAAACCAATATTTAGGTGGTGGTGCATGGACTTTATTAAGCACAACTGATTTATCATCTGGTGTAGCAGAATTTTTAGATAGAGATTTTTTTACAACTTATTCATCTTACAAACATTTTAAAATTGATTTACAATTTATAGCACCAAATTCAACTGCTGATGTAAGGTTTGTATGGCAAGATGCAAGTGGAGATGTAACTGGAGATATTAATGCGGCTTGGAAAGCTAATAGAAATAATGCTTCAGATGAAGATGGTGGTCAAAATGCTACCTCAAATTCAAATGGTGTTACGTTATTTCAAGGCTCTAATTCAACTGGTCAAGGTGTAAATATGATTTTAGAATTATGGCAACCTGTAGGTAATGCTTCAGGAAATATAAATATGATGTGGAGAGCACAGGGTTGGCAAGTTGGTTATCACTTATTTGTAACAGGTGGTGGTACTTCTATGAGTGGGAGTAACGCTACAGGATTTGTTATTAAAAGAGCAAGTGGAGACTTAACTCAATCATCTAATTATTCTTACATAAAAATATATGGAGTAAAATCAACATGACAACTTGGACTATTGATGATGTATCTAATAAAAGAGCAACTTCTGGAGGATTAGTAGATTTAACTAATGAAGAAAAACAAGCTATAGTAGATAAATGGAACGCATGGGAAAGTAAATCTGGCGAAAGAAAATTAGAACAGATTAAAGAAATCAGATTACAAAAACTAATTGAAACAGATTATCTTGCTAACTCTGATGTAACAATGCCAGACAATATAAAAACTTGGCGACAAAGTCTTAGAGATATACCACAAGATTTTAGCACGGAAGAACAATACGATTTACTCTTGGCTCGTAATGAGCAAGGAAACTTAACACATTCAGTTTGGAGTAAACTATAATGGCACAGACATTTTTAAATTTAGCACAAGGAGTTACAGGTACTTTGCCTACTAGTAATTATACAAGTGGTATTTCACAATACCAACAATGGAGATTAACTGTTAATACCCTTAATACTAATCAACCTAACGCATTTATAACTTCTAATTTAGAAATTGTTGATACAAACGCACCTCAAACTTTAGGTAGTAATATGACTCAATCTAGTGGTGTTTTTACTTTTCCAAGTACAGGTGTTTATCAAATAACTTATACAGGTAATGCTTATGGCCCATCTGATGAAGATGATAGAGGAGTTAATTTTAGTATTTATACAACAACTGATAATTCTAACTATTCAATATCTTCAACAGTTAAGCAAGTAATGTTATGGACACCTAATAGTAATGCTTTCTATTGTACTGCAAGTATATATGCAGTTTTTGATGTTACTGATACATCTACTCATAAATGTAAATTTGGTTGGGGAAGTTCACAAGGGTCAAGTATTTATTTAAGAGGTAGTACCTCAGAATCTCAAACAAGTTTTCAATTTATGAAATTAGGTGACACATGATTAATCCTTGTCCTGATTGTGGTTAGATGAATGCCATTAGTACAACTTACACCCCCACCCGGAGTCATTACTGAGATAACGGATTATCAAGCGGGTATGCGATATACCTCT